ATCGAATCGCGAGGATTTTGGGTTGTGAGCCAGCACATGTGATAGCCCGGAACGTCCGGCAGATCAGGAAGTGCGTCATTAAAAAGTTGTGCCCTGAACATTTCCAGCCGGTCGTCATCGCTCAACTGCCGGTCTTCTGTGATCTTGCGATCCGAAGCCTTGCGCGTTGCGCGGCTACCAACTTCATCCATGTCCTTCTTCAGGCGTGTATCATTTCCACTCATATTGTCTCACTCCAGTTAATCAGCGAGCCGAATCTTTATCATAGGCTTGATACGCCTTTAGATAGCGTTGGCGAAGCGTAGGGTCATCCCACACTCCAGCCTCTATCATAGCCTGTTTTCGCTCCGGTGTCACGTAGACCTCTTTTTTTGTGCTTACGGGCGCATGCTCACGCGTGCGTCCGGTGGGCGGTGCTTTGCGTTTTTTGGGCGCTGCAGCCTTTTGTGGCTCCGCCTCCCCAAACGCCTCGGCAACGCGATCGGTTAGCTCTTCCCAGTACTCGCGAGTGCGTGGGTCGTAGCCTTCCGAGGCTAGGGCGTTGTCGATCTGCTTTGTCAAAGCGCTGTCGTTGTCTCGGCCCTGTGGGTCGTACCACGGATTGGCTTTCATCCACTCCGCGGCGTAGTTAACAACAGTGGGATCCGGCGCAGCAGGTTTGGATCTAGCCTCTTCGTACTGCGTCTTGGCCAACTGCAACTGCTGAGAGCGCGTAAGAGCCTCGTCGCGTATGCGCATGGCTGCCACAACGTCTTGCCCGTTGCCTGCCTCTGTTGCCTTCGCAATAATATGCTCGGCTTGAGCAATTTCCTGTTGCACCTGAGCCAGTTGGTTTTCAAGCGTCTGGGCGTTGTTGTTGGCGACGTAGCCTTCCACGCCGGAGATACGGCGCATAAGGTCGGCGTTTTGCTGCCTGAGCATGCGCAGTTCGCGCTGCGCAGCCTCTTTAGCCCGCTTCTGCACTTCTCTGCGCTTTTTGCGGCGACGGCGGTTGGCTTCCGACTTGTCCACCTCCTCGTCGTCGTCAGCTAGGCGGCTGTCCTCCTCGTCGCCGTCATCTTCGCTATCGTCTTCGTCGCTATCATCAGACTCGTCGGACTCGTCTTCTTCGGACTCATCGGACGTATCTTCTTGATTTTCTTCATCTTCTTGCGGCGCTTCTACGGCCACCAACTCTTCGTCGTCTTCGGTAATCTTATCGTTTACTTCACTCATAACCGGCTCCCATGCCTGCAGCCTTATTGATTAGATAAACGCCTTGATGGCGAGTGGATCACCCGTCACCTTGCCTATCAAATCAAGGTCGTTGAAAATGACGAGTAGGGCCTCGCCCTCCCCGTCTTCGGTCTTAACGGTCCAGCGATCGCCGCCGTACTTGGGCACGCGCACGAAATCGCCGGCTTCGCACCAGCTGCCCTCGGGCCATGGGTCCATAGATGTACGGTTGCGGAAGGCTAGTTCGCCGCACGCAATGACTTTCGCCACCTGCGTGTTCCACGCGTCCGTCTCGCGTGTTTCAGACGTAAGGATGATCCCACCCTTAGTCTTGTTCTTGGGGGTGCGTATCTGCACCAATACTCGGCTACCAAAGGGCTGAACGCCCGCATCACAAGGCGGAAACGCCTCGTTCAGATCATCGTAGCTGAACTCTACTTTGTTGCTTAGTTCCTGCATTATCGCTCCAATTCTGCAGTTTATAGATCGAAATCGCGCTTTTCCTTGTCCTCGAACAGACGAACTATGGTGTATTTTGCGCGTTCCAATCCGGCGTACATGCCAACAACGCGTCCGTACTCGAACTCGGTGCTGGCGGCGGGTTGCTTCAACGCTTCGTGCGCTAGACGCGCCTGTTCTGTCTCCAAGCGTTGAAGCAGCGCCTCGATCCTCATGCCGGCGTCTTTGGACTCGACAGGATCTTAGGCTGTTTGCCCATGGCCATCAGCTTGTGTTGCTTGATAGGCCCCTTCGGAGGCGTAATAGCCTTCGAGGTAGTCTTTTTGGTAGGTTTCTTCATCGCAGTTTCCTTACCTTGGTTGCGGGTTTGGGTTTATCCCGGTGCCTGTGGACACCGCGACCTTCTCACCGGAGGCAATCTCGGCCGCTGCCAGTCGCATGGCCGTCTCGTTGTCCTCGGTGTTCATTGTGAGACGCGTCTGCAGCTCTGCCGCCTTGCGCTCGTCCTCGGCGCGCTGGCGTCGTGCCTCTATCTCGATGCGTGCGCGCAGCTCTTCGGCGCTCTGCGCCAGTCTGCCCTGATCGTTGCCTGCGCTTTGCTGCGCCTCGAAGGCCGCAAGCTGCATACGTGCCTGCTCGAGAGCGGCCTGCTGCTGCATCTTGGCAGCTTCAAGCTGCGTGCCCTGCTGCATCTCGGCCGCGCCCATTTGCAGTTTGGCCTGCTCGAGCTGCATCTGCTGCTGATCGCGCTGCGCCTGAGCCTGCAACTTGGCCTGCTCAAGTGCCGTGCGCGGATCGGGCACAGGCTGCGGCTGGAGAGACTGCAGAAGCTGCTGCGCCTGCTGGATGACGGGTGGCAGCGCCTCGAAGACGCTACCGCTCTCTTGCGATACGGCCACGCTCGCCTCGGCAAGCATGCGGTCAAGTGCGCGGCGCGCCTCAACGTCCTTGCCCAGCTCCTTCATGCTCTCGGTCACGCTCTCGCCCATAGCCTCGTCGGACAATTCGACTACGCTCGATACGTACCACAAAGCGATGTGCTCTTTGAGGTGGTTAAGCACGATCGGCAAGAACGTCGGCGCGATAAGCGAGTTCATGCCAAGCGCCGGCGATAGCAGGAAGGACAGGTGCGCCTTGATGTGCGCGATGTGATCCTGCTCTGGGAATGCCATAATCGGGCGCCCAAGCGTTGCCGCGGCGTTCTCGTTAATGGCGTTCTGCTCTTTCGGCTCCATGGGCGGGTTGAGCAGCTCGTTAGCCTCTGGGATCTTGAGCGTCTCGAGGATGCGCTCCTCGACCTTGCGCTGGTTGTACAGCTGGGGCATCACCGATGCGCGCTGCGAGACCGCCTGTATCTGCGCGAAGCGCTGCGCTTCAGAGAAGATGTTCGGGTCGCTGACAGGCACCACGTCGAGGGGGCCGTCGAAGTCCCCGCGCGACGCCAGCTCCTCGCCCGCCTCGTCCTCGAGACGGTCGTCGTCAAGATACATGGCGTTGAGGCGGTGCAGGATGCGCAGCATGCGCGACATGCTGTCGTGCAGGCGGCTGTGGATAGCCGAGAACACGGTCATGCCCTGCTCGAGCTTGGCCAGCGTCGTGCCTACGGGCGCGTTGGGGTTGCCGTCAGCAATGTCCTCCATCGCCGTGCGCACAACTCCGCGTCCGCTGTCGATCAGGAAGCCGAGCAGCTGGAAGAGTACGGGCGATGGCGGGTTGTAGGGCAGAGGCATGGCCAGCTTGCGCACGTCGTCGACGTTGATGCCGCCCTCAATCTCCATGACCTCTGTCGGCTGGATCTCGAGAGACTGGCCGCCGGCCGTGCCGCCCTTGAGCTTGAGCATCGTCTGCGAGTTGCTGATGTGCGCGGAGTCGAGCAGTGCGCGCATGGCGCCAGTCGCCGCTCCGCTCAGCCCACCGATCATGTGCGGCAGGCCGATCGGGTAAGCGCCTCGCCACGGAATGAACGGGAACTCGACAAACCACTGCTGCTCTTCGCGTGACTCGTCTTCCTCGTCCCAGTTGCGGTAGAGGCTCAGCACCATGCCGCTCGATTTGTCGATCGAGATTATGTAGGGTGCCACGCCCTCGCCGTCCTCGATCTCGCACTGCGCGTAAACCTCGTACACGGTGCGCAGTCCGTCTTCGTTGTAGCTTGTGTGGTCGCGTCCCTCGATGCGGTCATTGGCCTGCTCGGAGAGTGACACCTCCGGCTCTAGGCCGGGGGCGATCAAGTCGACATCGCGATACATGCCATCGCGCACGCGCTGCTCGTAGTCGAGTTGCGTGAGGTACTGCACGTGCGTCCTGCGCTGCGCCGTGTAGAAGTTCGTCGCGGCGTAGGGGAGGTACATGTCGTCGATCGCCACGAACAGGAAGTCGGGGCGGTTGCGCTGGTCGTTCCAGCTCAGCTTGAGGTATTGCGCGCCGCCGAGGGGCACCTGCGTCATGAGCTGCTCTAGCTCCGCGCGCACCTCTGGGCACTGCACGGTCATCTGCCAGTTGAGCAGGCTCGTCTTGCGCTTGGCCTTCTCCAGCTTGTCGCGTGTCACCTTGCCGGGCACGAAGTCCTTCGCCGGACCCTGCGGCGGGAACAGCTCTTTCATCGCCCGCGCCGCGAAGTCTACGCAGGCCTCGGTGAGCATGGGGTGCACGACGCGTGACGCGCCTTCGAACTGCGCCCCGCCCGGTGCGTCATCGCCCAGACCCGTCCGCTTGAGGCCCTCCTCGTACTGCTCGTCGCGCTTGCGGCGGGCGTCCTTGTCCTTGCTGATCAGGTCGAGGTAGCGCGACGCCAGCCGCTTCAGCTCGGGCTCGTCCATCGTCTCGGCTAGGTTGGCGTAGAACTCGCTGTCGGCTGGGCGCGGCCCATCCTCATCCAGACGCACGATCGCGCCACCGTCGTCGGTGTCCTCGACGTCGCTCGGATCGTCGGGCAGTTCCACCATTTCGCCCGTGGGCAGTTCGTTTTCGTCTTCGTCCATGTGCTAATTCCTCACACCGCGTAGGGGTTCTGCACGATCTTGGGAGGCGGCCGGACCACCTCCTGCTTGCGTGCTTGTACAGTATCCAGCATGCGCTTGTCCATGCACAGGCGCAAAGCTTGTGTGGTGCTGTCGACGTAGTCGTCGTGCTTGACGCTTCCGGGGCCGGTGAAAGCGCACAGCTGGTGCAGCATCGGCTCGATCCAGCTCTTGGGCCTGCCCTTGATCTTCTCGCTCTCCGGCAGCCACACCAGCTTGCGCGCGAAGACGGGGCTGACCATGTGCAGGCGGCTGAGCTTGTCCGCCCGTCCGGGGTTGTATGCGTATGCCTCGAGCCCCTCGCGCTCGAGCATCTGGCGCAGGCTGATGCCGCTGCCCTTGTCCTCGATCAGCAGAATGTCCGAGCGCCTGCCTGACGTGCTTGGCTTGCTCGATCCGAAGAGCGGCTTGATCAGGGCGCGATCGTCGTCCTCGCCGTAGGCCACGTTCATCTCTTTGCGCACGCGCCGGATGAGGTCGGGCATGCCGAGGTGCTCGTCCCAGCAGTCGAGCAGCATGATGTTGTTGCGCTTCTCCCAGTTGAACACGCCCCACACAGTGCACGCCGTCGGGTCGGGATCGCCTGAGCGCCTGTCGAGCGTCTTCTCGGTGAAGGCTGTGTCCAGCGACGTGATGATCCAGTCGAAGCGCGGCAGCGGACGATCGGCCGGCCACAGGCGAAACTGGGAGCGCTTGATGATGCCGCTTTCCTCGGGATCGATCAGCTCGCCGTACAGCTCCTGCCTGCCAAGCGTCGTGCCCTCGTACTGCGCGAGTTGGTCGAAGAAGCTGTCGGGCAGGTTCGCTCTGTTGTCGTACGTGGCGCCGGTGACGATGACACGTCCGTCCTTCGGCGTGACCAGCTTGCGCACCAGCTCTCTCGGCTTGGGCGTTGTGGTCCACAGCACCTTCGGCTGGGGGCCGAGGCGCAGGCCCATCATGGCCATGTCCCACACGTCGTCGTACTGCCACGCAGCCAGCTCGTCCGCCCAGATGCGGCAGTGCTGTGGACCGCGCAGGCGCTCAGGCTTCTCAGCGGTGAAGCCGCGGATCGTGGCCACGTCTCCCGTCGCAGTGTACATCTCCACGACCATATCGGACTTGTTGTACGCCTTGAGCAGCTCGGGAGGTATCACGCTGAGCAGGCCGCTCTCGCCCTCGAAGCAGGTGAACTTGATGTCTTGGTACGTTGGCGCGATCACGGCCGATGGGTAGCCGCTCGTGTCGAGGTAGACTTCGCGTGCGAGCCACTCAGCGCCAACGCGCGTCTTGCCGTAGCCGCGGCCGGCGAGGTAGCCGCACTCTGCGAAGTCGTTCGGAGGGATCTGCTGCGGGCGAGCTGTGTCTGCCCAGCGCCCCTGCCACTGCAGGAATGACGCCTGCTTCTCATCCAGCGACTGGATGGCCTCCTCTAGATCGGCGGGCGCCGTAGCCACGCTAGGCGTCTCGCTTCGGGCCGAGGATGCGCTGCGTCAGCCCGGCGAGCACGTCAGCGCTTGCGCGGCTGTGCTCGACCTTGAGCGGCTCGCCGTCGACATTGCCCACCTCGTGCGTCTGCCTGTCGCCATACCGCTTGGGGTGCCACTTGGCGAGCAGCTTGAGGCGTGTCTCGATCTGCAGCTTGGCTTTCTGCACGTGCTCGCTCTTGGCTTCGACGGCGTCAGCGAGGCGCAGGGCCTCCTCCGCGATCGCGTCCCCGCCGTCTTCCCTCGCGCGCGCGTGCGCGATGGCTAACTCCTCGTCTTCGCGCAACCAGCGATTCCAGCTCTGCACGCTGAACTTCAAATCCTTCGCGATATGCGTCAGCGGCTCGCCTTTCGAAATACGATCGAGCACCTGCTCGCACAGCTTATCAGTCTTCTTGGGTTGTTGAGGCATGATACAAATAGCTCCTGTAGACAGCCCTAGATAACACTCCACAGGCCTCATCACAAGTTGAAGTCAGGATCCTGCAGCGCCAGATCAAGCTGGTCCCGCCTCGTCATGTTGGGCAGAAGAATATCTCTCTCGAACGCGTCAGCGCACAGCCTAGCCACAAACCTTCTCGACGCCTTCTCCATCGCCTGACGGTTGAGCACATCATTGAGCGACAGGTTGGGCAGGGCACCATCAGCGCCTCCACGAAAGCGCACAGGCCTCACGTTGGCCTTCACACGCTTGATCTCCCTGAGCGTAGGGCTAAAGCCAAACGCCTTCTTGGCCGCGGCCACCAGCTGCTCATCGCTCGAGCCAGCGATCGCCATCTCCTCGAGCATCTTGTACATACGAACATTCACGCGCCATCTCCTTTTCAGCGAGCGGCCTGTCTGCCCGAGTAACCCACACAACGCAACCCAGAAAATGCAACGCAACACGACGCGTGCAGCCGCAACAGGCGGGTAACCCCTAAAGGGGTTATCCCATGCCCGTGTTGCAGCCCGGCACTGCACCTCAATGCAACATCTGTGCAACATTTAGCCAAATTTTCGTGTTGCAAGTTATCCACATTGCTTGTCATTACAAGCACTTACACCCCACCCGTGCAACATTTAGCTCGTGTTGCACGTGTTGCAGAGCCCTCCCACCCGCCTGCCATTTTCCAACTGGTAAAAAACTGCAAATGTTGCACAGCCCACCGCTAAGTGATTGATCTATAAGGAGATGTGGATAACCTGCAACATCTGCAACATTTAGCTCGTGTTGCACGTGTTGCAGACCGGCTTTGGGGCGCAACCACGCGTTGCAGAGCGCTGCAAATTATTTTGCTTTTCAGTGCGTTTAGGGGTTGCAACGTGTAGTTGCATGTGGCATATGGTGACCATCAACAACGGAGAAAACGAAATGACCAACGCAATCAACCTGACCGCAGAAAGCCTTAAACTCTTCATTGAACTCGCATCCGATGCGGGCG